GATCGGCTCTGGCCAGGAACGCTTCAGGGACGCGCCTAATAAGAACGAGCACTCGCACATTGGCGACTCATTCGGGTATCTCATGCTGGGTGGTGGTGAATACAACAGAATGACCCGCAAGTCATCTTTGGCTGGTGCTCCCATGATCCAGCAGGCCACTGCAACCAGCGACTTTGACGTGTTTGCTTGACAGCCACCGGGGGGTTTGGGTACTGTACGCACCGTTGGCGTCGAAACCGACAGCAGTTAGAGCCCTTGCACATGCTTCCCGCCCCAGTGTCTCCCTGGGGTTTCGACCGGGAGGCAGCTGCAAGGGCTTTTTCGTTTCTGCGCCAGCCGTACTCCGCACGGAGCAAGAGCCCACCCCGGCTGCGCGGAAGAAAAGGGTACACGGTATGCCGAAAGGCTAGGGGGCAGTTCCCGAATAGTCCGTGCGACTGGCCGAATCCACAAGTCGAGGGTGCAGCGAAAGCTGGCATGTGGATGCCCTACGGGGCCCTGAAGCCGACCCTCTACCCTATCGCGCTATGGGGTAGGGGGCCTTTGCCTGAAACCTCCTGCAAGGAGGCTAATTACCTGTCCTCAGGGCATCTGAATGATCAGAAGATACCGCAACGGTATCTAATCAATTGCAGCGCTCAAACGCACCGCTAGAATGTGTGGCATGGGTGCCATCGACATTGACCTGCAGATCCAGCATCACTTCTCTGACGGGGTGTATGCCAGACAGATGAAGTTGCCTGCAGGGCACTTCGCGGTGACGCATGCGCATACCTACGATCATCTGTCGATCTTGGCCAGTGGTGAAGTGACGGTCGAGATCGATAACGTCAAAGTGACATACAAGGCACCGGCGGTGATCACGATCTTGGCGGGTCGGCATCATCGAATAGAAGCACGGCAGGACGCCGTCTGGTTTTGCATCCATGCCACCGATGAGAAAGATCCGGTGCGCTTGGATGAAGTCTTGATCAGGAGTTAGACCATGCCCTGGATTATTGCTGGTGCTGTTTTGGCTGGGTCTGCTTACTCGGCCAGCGAAGCACGCAAGGCCCGTAAAGAAGCTACGGCGCAGCAGATCGCCCAGCTGCAGCAGCAATCCGCAGATGCAGCGGCGATGCGCCAGGAGCTTGCACGTCAGACTGCTGCCTATGCCCAGCAGGCATCCTCGATCGAGGCCCAGGCTCAGACTGCCCGGCAGGCCTTCCAGGCCAGCCAGGCGCAGTACCAAGAGAACAAGCTCGCAATGGAGCAGAAGGCCAAAGAGGTTCAGGCCGCTGCTGATGAAGAGCGCCGCAAAGCCGCTCAATCAGAAGCCTCTGCCCTGCGTGCCCGTACCCGTGGCGGCAGACGTTCCCTGCTCTCTCAAGAGAGACTGACGCCAGAGCTCGGGATGATGAGCACAACCCTTGGCACGGGTGGGATGCTGCAGTGAGCTGGCGTACAGCCCTCGCTAATATCCTTCGCCCAACGCTTGGCGACAAAGCGGCGCAGTCTATTCAACGGACACCATCTGGCGCTGCACCTGCCGCGCCCGCTGAACCGGTTGTTGAAACGCCCGCAGCGGCTGCACCGTCCGGTGGCCGCAGGACGATGCCGCAGTACGCCGAGCGTGCTATACGCCGTAGAACGGCGAACATCGAGCGATTGTCGACTGACTTCCAAAAGCAGGTTCAGCAGTTGACCGGCGAGCAGGCCAAGGCATTCTCGGCCTACCAGGCCCAGACGGCCGCAACGATGGCGCCCTACGAATCAGCGCTCAAAACCTACCAGTCGAACATGGCGACCTATGACGCGCAGGCTGCGGCTTACGCATCAAGGCTGAAGGCCTACCAAGATCAGCTGGCTGAGATTGCTGCCAACCCGACGGTCAAGAAGATCGAGGTCATCGAAGAGAAGGTGCCCCGCTTCAGTGTGCTTGGCAAAAATCTAGGCTCATATATCAAGCGCACTGAGGTCGAGGTTGATGAACCGAGGCCATTGCCAGCAGCATTCACAGAAGCCGCGCCAGTGGCCCCAGAAGCCCCTGTAAGGCCCGAAATAGCAGCGTTCAGTACGGAACCCTTCCAGACCCGCAGAAAGGGCTTGGAAGAGGGTTTGCAGCGTGAGCTGGGTGAGCGTCGCAGTGCCAGGCTTGCAGCGGTGTCCCGGCGCAGCAGATCGATGCTGTCAGGAGCGTGACGATGGAAAAGAAAGACAAGATGCAAGAGAAAGTTCGCCGTGTGATGAAAGAGTATTCGGCGGGCAAGCTCAAGAGTTCCAGCGGCCAGAAGGTCACCAGCCGCGACCAGGCTGTAGCGATTGCGATGTCCGAAGCTGGCATGGCGAGGAAGAAATGAAAGTCGAGATCGAGATCAAATCCAACGGCAAGAATGGCGAAGAGATGAAAGCCATGAAGGCCACGGCCTTTCAGAAGAAGGTCGCGCAGATGATGGCCAAGCGTGCTGGGCGCCGTACTCCCAACGAGCACGAGATGAAGATGGCCGCAGAGCTCGAGAGTGAGCTTGACGAGTATGGGATGAAGAAATGAAAGAAGTCTGGGACAAGCCCAGGCCGAAAGGTCTAGGCGAACCGAAGCCGCTTTCTCCGATGCAGAAGAAGGCGGCTCAGATGATGGCACGCAAGTCAGGCCGGCCCTACCCGAATCTGGTCGACAACATGCGTGCTGCTCAAAAAGGAAAGTGACATGGCACAAGTACCCTTCCCCGTTACGCCGGATTCAGTTGCGCAGGAATGCGTAGCGATTACGCCTGCCGATAGTGATCTGTCTGCTCAGATGCGGGCGCTCTACATTGGCGGCAGTGGCAACGTGCGCATTACCGATCCGCAGGACAACGTGGTGACGTTTGTCGGTGCGGTTGCCGGGACTGTTCTGCCGGTGATGGCCAAGCGAGTGTGGGCCACGGGCACGACGGCCACCAACATTATTGGGCTGGTCTGACATGCAGATTGGGATCAATCTGCGGCTGCCGCGCAGTGCTACTGCGGGGCTGGGTGGCGGGGATGTTGGAAGCGCCCTGCTCACGCTCGAGCCGAGTCTGTATCTGGACTTCGTATCGGGTGCAGCCAGTTCGTTGGGCAGCTACGCAGATGCGAGCCTGGATCTGAACTTCATTGAGCCGCAGTATGACATTGCGGCTACTGCTGACCCGGCCTATGGGTACGGTCGCTATCTGGTTGCGGGGTAATCATGGGACTTATACAGAAAGCATTCAGTGACATCATCACCTTCAGCCGGTCGAGCAACGCCACCCGGACCGGGCCGAATGGGCTGGTGCAGTATGCGCCGCATAATCTCGCGCTACAAAGCCAGACGTTTGATAACGCGAGCTGGACGAAAACTGCAATTTCAGTAACGGCAAATGTTACGGCAGCGCCGGATGGCACAGTTACCGCTGAGAAGATTATTGAGTCAGCAACCACCGCTAATCACGGCATATACCAAAATATTACTGTCGTTGCCAATGTCCCTCATACCTTCAGCATTTATGCAAAAGCTGTTGAGCGCAGTTGGTTATTGATAAATGCGTACACAACCAACAGTGCTTTAGTATATTTTGATTTAACGAATGGAACGGTTGGATCTGTTGCAAGTGGAGTCACTGCATCAATTCAATCTGTTGGCAATGGATGGTATCGCTGTTTCGTTACGCGCACCCCAACCACAACCGTTTTTGAGCCGAATGTGCAGACCTCTACCGGGAACGGCATATCAAGTTATGCTGGTGATGGCACCTCCGGCCTGTTTGTTTGGGGCGCCCAGCTATCCGTCGGCCCCCTCCCCCTTGACTACACGCCGACCACCACAGCAGCAGTGTATGGCCCCCGGTTCGACTTTGATCCTGTCACGCTTGCTGCGCGTGGCTTGCTGATCGAGGAGCAGAGGACGAATCTGCTGCAGCGCAGTGAAGAATTTGACAATGGTAGTTGGACAAAAACGGGTGGGAGCGTAACACCAAATTCAATAACCGCGCCAGATGGATCGGTTACTGCTGATCTTTTTGTTGAAAATTCTTCTCTTACTTCTCACCGAGTTTCACAGAATGCGAGCATTACCTCTGGGATAGCGTATACATTGAGTGTTTTTGCAAAAGCTGGAAGCAGAACATTCCTTCAATTATTTTTTAGTTCAACCGAGTTTGGGGCTCAAGCATTTGCAAACTTTGATCTTTCGACCGGCGTTGCCGGAACAATCGGGAGCTCGACTGTAGCCACAATTACATCTGCCGGGGGCGGGTGGTATCGCTGTTCAATTTCAGCGACGGCCACCGCAACTGGGGCATCAAGCGCATCGTTAATTCAATTGATTACATCTAGCACCGCTGCCAGAAATGAGAATTACACCGGCGACGGAACCTCCGGCTTGTACCTCTGGGGCGCCCAACTCGAAGCCGGCTCATTCGCTACCAGCTACATCCCCACCCTCGCCAGCGCTGTGACCCGCAGCGCGGATGTTGCGACGATTAACACACTGTCGCCGTTCTTTAACGCAACAGAAGGGACGATGTTTGCACAGTTCGACAGTGCAGCATCAGGCACCAACACGATTGCCGCATTTGACGATAACACTGCAAATGAAAACTATCGTCTGCGTAATGTTGGGACTGATCCGAAATTCACCGTCACCGATGGTGGCGTTGACCAGTGCGACATCAATGGCGGCACGATTGCAGCGAACACGGTCTACAACTTTGCAGCGGCGTACAAAGCGAATGATTTCGCTGTTTGCATTGCAGGCGGCACGGTGCAGACGGATACGTCTGGAACGCTGCCAACGGTTGACAGGCTGCGAATTGGAACGAGTCAGGCGGGGAACTATTTGAACGGTCACGTTCGTAGATTCGCGTATTACCCGCGCCGCTTGGCTAACGCTGAACTCCAAGCCCTAACTGCGTGAGGCAACCATGCTTGATGACCTTCCCCTCGCCCCGCCTGTTCCGTCTTGGAACGATCTGTATCTGCGCTTTGCTGATGCAGATGAAGCTGACGTTGCACTGGCTAATCTGACCGACGCCAGCATTGACATCATCGGCACAATCTACAAGCCAACCGGCAACATGGTTGAGACTGAGATGGGCGAGATGCCTGAGATGGCGGCTCTGCCCGGCTGGCACGTCAATGTGCGGCTGCGGGCCGATCAGGCCACGCCTGACAGCCTGGTGCAGTACAGCGTGGCTCCCCAGTCACCTGTCAGGGTTTGGGCGTGAAGTCTCGCTACAAAGACCCGGAAGGCGGTTTGACCGAGGCTGGTCGCCGCCACTACGAGTCGACGGGCGAGTCAAAGAACTTGCAGCCCGGTGTTAAAGAGTCGAGCCCGTCTGGCACACGCGCCAGGCGCAAGGGTTCGTTTCTGACACGGTTCTATACCAACCCGAGCGGGCCGCTGGTCGACAAGGACGGTGATCCCACCAGGCTGGCACTTGCAGCACGGGCCTGGGGTGAGCCTGCGCCGCGTACTGCAGCTGCAGCGCAGCGTCTGGCCGCGAAGGGTCGCAATCTGCTCGAGAAGTACAAGGCCGAGGCATAGTCATGGAATACGAGAAAAGCACGGGCGGTATGCGGCTGACGCCGGAGCAGATCATCAAGCGCCACGATCACGCTCAAAAGAAAAAAGACGAATTCCAGTCTATCTATCAGCAAGCGTATGAATATGCTTTGCCCCAACGCCAACTGTACGGCGTGTGGGAAGGGAACTCGACGGGCGCGAACAAGATGCAGCGCGTCTTCGACAGTACAGCAATCAATAGCACCCAACGGTTTGCGAACAGGCTGCAGTCGGTAGTCTTCCCGCCCCAGCGCAAGTGGTCACGCCTTGAGCCCGGCCCGTCGATTCCTGCGGATCGTGCGCAGCAAGCCCAAAGCATTCTGGATGCCTACGGCGACAAGATGTTTGCCGTGCTCAAGCAGTCCAACTTCGACATCGCTATTGGCGAATTCCTGCTGGATCTGGCAGTTGGCACGGCCTGCATGATGGTGCAGCCGGGTGATGACGTTACGCCGATTAACTTTGTGCCGGTGCCGCTCTTTCTGGTCTGCTACGAAGAGGGCGCCAACGGCCAGGTCGACAACGTCTACCGTCGCATGCGCATGAAGGGTGAGTCCATCCAGCGCCAGTGGCCGGATGCCAAGATCCCCGAGGAAATGGCCCGCAGGATTGAGCACAAGCCTACTGAGGACATCGAGCTCATCGAGGCGACGGTTCACGACTACAAGCGCGGTGACTACTGCTATCACGTCATCGACAAGGTCTCCAAGCAGGAGATCGTCTACCGGCGGCGCAAGACCAGCCCCTGGGTGATCAGCCGCTACATGAAGGTGGCCGGCGAGATCTACGGTCGAGGCCCGCTAATCACGGCGCTGCCCGACATCAAGACGCTGAACAAGACCAAGGAGCTCCTGCTCAAGAACGCATCACTCGCGGTTGCCGGTGTCTACACCGCTGCCGACGACGGCGTGCTGAACCCCAACACGGTCAAGATCGTGCCGGGTGCCATCATCCCGGTGGCCCGCAACGGTGGCCCCCAGGGCGCGTCCCTGCAGGCCCTGACACGCGCTGGCGACTTCAATGTGTCGCAGCTGGTGATCAACGATCTGACGGCCAGCATCAAGCGCATTCTGCTGGATGAGTCGCTGCCGCCTGACAACATGTCGGCCAGGTCTGCGACCGAGATCGTCGAACGGATGAAAGAGCTCGCCCAGAACCTGGGCAGCGCGTTCGGTCGACTGATCAACGAAACGATGATTCCGCTGGTGGCCAAGATCCTCGAGGTCATGGACGAGCGCGGGATGATTGACCTGCCGCTGCGGGTCAACGGGCTCGAGGTCAAGGTGACGCCTGTTGCCCCGCTAGCCCAGGCTCAGAACATGGAAGAGGTCAACGCGATCCTCCAATACTCGCAGCTGATGCAAGCGTTCGGGCCTGACGGCCAGCTGGCGCTCAAGGGTGACGCAGTGGTCGACTACATTGGCGACAAGCTCGGCGTGCCGGCCACCGTCCGCAATACCCGCGAAGAGCGTGCAGTGCTTATGGAAGAGGCTCAGAACCGCCAGCTTGAGGCGATGGCCATGCAACAGGCTGCAATGCAGGCCCAGGCCGGTATGCCCGCTGGGGCGCCCGTATGAGCGGCTGGGACGATCTTGAAGCGCTCGAGCTCCCTGACATCCGCGACGCCAACCAGCAGCGCGACGATACCGATCGTCTGATGCTGCGGGTGCTGGGCACCGAGGACGGGCTCAAGCTGATCGCCTGGCTGCGGGCAATGTATGTCGACGTGCCGATCGCCGTGCCCGGCACCGACCCCTCGCACGCTTACTACGCTGATGGTCAGCGGGCTGTTGTGCGAGACATCCTGGCGCGGATCAAACGAGCGAGGAATCTGTGAGCGAACAGACCAACGAGCCCGGTAGCACCGGCCTACTCGACAGTGTCACCGTAGACGACCCTACCAAAGCCGCCGACCCAACAACGGCAGCTATCCCCCACAAAGCGGCAGAGCCCGGCACCGAGGCCGAAGACCCGCTTGAGCGTCCTGATTACTGGCCAGAGAACTTCTGGAAGAAGGACGCCAACGAGCCCGACCTGGAAGGTATCGCCAAGTCCTGGCGTGACCTGCGGGCGAAGATCAGCAAAGGCCACCACAACGCTCCGGCTGACGGCAACTACGACATGGGCTCATTCGGCGACACCGCTGCCGATAACCCGATGGCGCAGGAGCTCGCAGCGTTTGCCAAGGACAACGGACTCAGCCAGGCTCAGTTCGACGACCTGGCAACCAGGCTGCGCAGCAAGGCATCCGAGCTCATGGAGGGCGATCGGATCGATCCACAGGTGGAGATCAAGAAGCTCGGGCCCAATGCCAACGCGATCGTCGGCGGCATGGTCGACTGGGCGCGTGGCCTGGTCAACAAGGGCGTCTGGGCGAAGGAAGACTTCGAGGAGTTCAAGATCATGGGCGGCACTGCCCAGGGTCTGCGGGCGTTGATGAAGCTGCGCGAGTCCTACGAGGGCCGCATCCCGATTGAGACCGCGCCGATGGAAGGTGCCCCGACCAAGGAAGAGCTTTACCAGATGGTCGGTGATCCGCGCTACAAAACCGATCCGGCATATCGCCAGAAGGTTGAGCGGCTATTCCAGTCGGTGTTACAGTGAAGACTGCTTCCTGCCTCCTCTGGTGAGTCTTAGGCCCGCTTTGTGCGGGCCTTTTTTTGTCCACTTGTCAAGCGGGTGGAATGAGAATTAGAATCCCGTGCAAGGCCCACCGGGTTTTCCCGACCCTTACCGCAGTGGAATGCTGACGAGTGGCTGGCGCAACCAGCAAGCATTCGGCCCTGCTTCGCAGGCTCACCGGCGCGAGTACCCCTTATCAACTGAATTGAGGTGACATCATGGCTATTGGTCT